CAAATTATTTGTTATTTATAATATGGTAATATTAACTACATCAACAAGTGCAAAGAGTTTTAAAGTCATTCCTAGAAGTGCACAAAGCTCTGTTACATTTGAACTTACTGATAAATCTACAAGAAAAACTACTGCTATTGCCGTTACTGTAACTAACTCTAATGGTTATATGACTGTAACAGGTACATTTGTAGATTCACAATCTAATAATTTAATGATTGAAGGAAGATTCTATTCGTTTGTGATAAAGAATGGTTCTACAATTATATATAGAGGTTCTATTTTTTGTACAGATCAAACTAATTTTAATACCTTTGATGTACATTCTGGAGAATACACTACAGAAAACACATACGATAACGATTTTGTAATAATATGAGAAAAGTAAATAAAATGGCAAAAAAGAGATTAGCTCGTAATCCTTTGCCTAAAGCAGAAAAAGGCAAGATACATATAGTTAATATGTCATCTTATACACGACCAGAAGTTGTAGAACAATACAATAGAGAGTGGGTAGAATACGGTGAGGACAACAATTACTTTGATTATCTTATAGATAGATATAATGGAAGTGCTACAAATAATGCTGCTATTAATGGTATAGCAGAAATGATATACGGTAAAGGTATAGATGCTGTTGAAGAAGATGCAAAAGGTAAAGATTATACAGAGATGAAAGAACTCTTTACTAAATCATGTATGAAAAAGATATGCTACGACTACAAGATGATGGGACAAGCAGCACTTCAAATAATCTATTCTAAGGATCGTAAAAAGATAGTACAAGTAGAACACATGCCTGTAGAGACGTTAAGGGCAGAGAAAGCAAATAACAAGGGTGAAATACAAGGTTTTTATTACTCTAAGGATTGGTCAGAAGTAAGTTTTAAGAATACACCTAAAAGAATACCTGCATTTGGATCAAGTAATGCAGGATTAGAGATATTATATATAAAACCATATAGAGCTGGATTCTATTACTATTCTCCAGTAGATTATCAAGGTGGTTTACAGTATGCAGAGTTAGAAGAAGAAATAGCTAACTATCATATAAATAATATACAAAATGGCTTGGCTCCAAGTATGCTTATAAACTTTAATAATGGTGTTCCTACAGAAGAGCAACGATCTATGATTGAGCAAAATATACAGGAAAAGTTTAGTGGTTCTTCTAATGCTGGTAGATTTATATTGGCATTTAACGATAGCAAAGAACTCTCTGCAAGTATTGATCCAGTTATACTAAGTGATGCACATGAGCAGTATAAATTTCTTAGTGATGAATCTATGAGAAAGGTAATGGTATCACACAGAATTGTATCTCCTATGCTTGTAGGCATAAAAGACAATACAGGATTAGGAAACAATGCAGAAGAATTACAGACAGCTTCATTACTTATGGATAACACAGTTATACGACCAATGCAAGTTACTATACTAGATGAGTTAGAAAAAGTATTAATGTATAACGGAATTGAATTAGACATATACTTTAAAACACTACAACCCTTAGAATTTACTGACTTAACAAATGCTATAACAGATGCAGAAGTTGAGAAAGAAACTGGTATAAAAAAAGGAGATAGTGAGATAATAGAAGAAGAATCAATAAACACAGAAGAGTAATGGCAAAAGCACTATTTATTAAGAGATCAGATTTAGTCAAAAACACTGCACTAAATTCAAACGTAGATACAGATAAATTTATACAGTTTATTGATCTAGCACAAGAAATACATATACAAAACTATTTAGGTACAGATTTGTATGATAAAATAAGTGCTGATATTTTAGCTGGTCAATTAACAGGAGATTATTTATCTTTAGTAAATGATTACATACAACCAATGCTTATTCACTTTGCTATGGTAGAATACTTGCCGTTTGCTGCATATTCTATATCAAATGGAGGTGTATATAAGCATAACTCAGAAAACAGCTCTAACGCAAGCAAAGAAGAGATAGATTTCTTAATTCAAAAGGAGAGAGATTTTGCTGAATACTATGCACAAAGATTTATTGACTTTATGAGTTTTAATGCACCATCTAAGTTTGACGAGTACTATAGCAATTCTAATCAAGATATTTACCCAGATAAAGATACAGGGTTTCATGGATGGGTGATTTAAAGAGGAATTACAAACCTAAACAGGTTAACGTAAAAAAATTATTAACGTATTTAAAAAAGAAAGATAATGGCACACATAATAAATTGGGAAAAGATGTTTAATTCACAACCAACTTGTTTTGAATAATGGCATCTCTTTCTAATACTAAAATAAAAGATACTTATCAGTCACTTGTTAAGTTTAGTGATAATGGAAATATAACTATTAGTGCTAAACGATTAACAGATGGCTTTGGTAATAACTCTCCTCTATATGTTTCAACAACACAAATAGGAATAGGAATAACTCCACAATCAGGTTATGGATTACATGTTTCTAATAATGTTAAAATAGGAGGTAACCTAGAGGTTAGTGGCAATTTAACAGTCAACGGAACTCTCACATATTTAAACGTAACAGATTTAGAAGTTGATGATCCGTTAATTCAATTAGCCGTAAATAATGCTTCAAATATATTAGACATTGGATTATTTGGTAAATATGTTGCTAGTGGCACTAAATACAAAGGATTCTTTAACGATGCTAGTGATGATAAATTTAAACTGTTTACAGGTTTAACAACAAAACCATTAACTACTGTTGACACATCTGATAGTGGATATACTGTAGGAACTCTTGTTGCTAATTTAGAGGGCAATGTAACTGGCGGTACAATATCTGGCACAACTGGAACTTTTTCTGATGATGTAAGTATAGCAGTTTCTAAAAAATTAAAATTTGGTGGTAGTAGCCATACATATATTAGTGAGGATATTGATGATAGATTAAGATTTTTTGTTGGTGGTGCTGAATTTATGAGGTTTACAGAAGATACTACTGATACTACAACTCTTTATACAAATGTTAGTATTAATTCCGATAGTTTGAGCTTAAATGGTACTGCTCCAGTTATGACAGTAAACAGTAGTAATAATGCATCAGGTTTTAGAATTAATGTAACTGGTTTAGATGATGTAGGTGATACATTAATTAGATTTCAAGATGCATCTACTACAAGATTTCAGATGAGAAAAGATGGTAGGATTGATACAATAGGTAATATTGATACAACTTTAGTTATAGATACTAACACAAATAATCAACCATTAAACATAACCAGATCAGGTAGCACCTCTAGTCAAACACTACAAATTGGAATAACTGATACTGTTGCTATGTTTAACTACATAGAAGATACGAGTAGTGAAGGTGCAGGTAATTTTGGCACTTATAGTTTTAGATTGGGTGGTAATGATGGCGAAGCTACTGTAATTCCATTAGTGTTAGGCAAAACAACAAGTACTTTTAGTGGTCAAGTAACAATACCAGAAACTCCAACCGCTGATGCCCATGCATCATCTAAAAAATATGTTGATGACTCAGTTGATGGCTTAGTAAGTGGCTCAGGAACTGCAAACGAAGTGGCATTTTTTACAGATTCCGATACTTTGAGTAGTAGTTCAGATTTATATTGGGATAATACAATCGGTGGTTTAGGAATAAACGATGCAACACCCAGCTCTCGTTTAAAAGTTATTGGCAATGCAAATGATACAAGTATTTATACCGTAGATATTCATCACTTAAGAAATGATGCGAACGTAGGTACTCATGCTATGAGGTTAGACGTAGATTTAAGCGGCGATGATACTACAACTGGGGATAGAACAAACAGTGGTTTATATTTAGATATAGATTCGTCTGCAAATGGAGATGCGTCTAACGAACATAGAATTTATGGTGTTAATTCAACTATTAATTTTACTGGTTATTCAGATTTAGTTCGTGGTGGTTATTTTTTAGCTGAATCAAATTACACTGGGGGAAAAACAGCACAACTAGCAGGTGTTTATGGGTATGCAATACATGATGCAAACTCAACAAATGGCGGTGTAAGTAATATGTATGGTGTTTATGGACTTAGTTCGATACAAGATTTAGGTGATGTTGATAATGCTTTTGGTGGGTATTTTAACGTATCAATTTCAACAAATAGAGGTGCTGCTGATGTTGGTGTAACTAAGGGTGTTGAAGGAGAAATATCAATTGATAAAGATGTTAGTATAAATTATGGTAATAT